CTTCCGCACATTGCGGGGCCCGCCCAAAGTAATATGCTCATTGGCAGATGCAAATCGGTAATAACAGTCAGCTTTAGACCGACTCGGGATCCGTGCTGGTCTGACGGCAACTGCTCCTATAGGGAAACTGCCTGAAAAGGATCTGAGAAGATGAACGTAGAAACCAGGATGTATGTGGTTGACCTGTTGGAATCGTACCAAAAACGATCCAAGCAAATTGAGCTTCTGCACTATGAATTATCCCATCCGGCCCGCGTTTCAGAAAATGAAATCATTGGAGCATTGGCCTTGGCGCACGGAGATGGTGAGGGGGGGCGCCCAGGAGGTCATGCCTCCGACAAAACCCTTTACATCACACTCAACTACCAGGCGCGGGCTAATCACGTGAATAGCGATACTGCGGAAGAAGTTGTCGGGCAGCTCGTGACGCTGGAACGAGAGCAGGAACGCTTGGAATATTATGTGTCGCTTCTAAATGAACGCCATAAAAAGGTGATTCAAATGTTTTATTTCGATGAAATGGCCCCGGATGAGGTGGCGGAAACCCTTCAAGTGACGGTCAGATACGCCCATGCAATCAAATCGAAAGCAATCGGCGAGCTTGTGTCGATGTACGAATATGTGGATGGCCTGCGCTGAGGAGTTCCGATTTTGTTCCCTTTTTATTCCCTCATTTTTCAGTAAAAAAACACTTTTTCAGCATTGCAATTTCAATTTATTCTGTGTTATCATTAGGATGTCAAAAAAGGAAGGACGCCCGCCGGAAGTAACTTCGGTGGGCGTTCCCTATTCCGGCGGTGGGCATAGCCCGGCCGCCTTTTTCATATCTTCCTACCAGCAGCAAAGGAGGTCGGCATCATGTCACAAACCATCACAGCCGAGGAATACCAGCGTCTCAAGGCCATCGACATCCGTGCCGTAGATCCGAACACGGTGCCTGATATCCATACCGTCAAAATCGACACCACGCTCCCGCCTGCCGAGCGCATCCGGGATGTGGCGCGGCAGATGAACGGCAATCCCTTCGTCTACCGCTGCGGCGGGCTCTTGGTCAAGACCTCTTTCTCCGGTTCCCGAACCCTCCAGGAAGTGCTGGAGGATTGTCTGGAACATTCTATCTGACAGCGCCGGAAAAAATAACGCTTTACATATGAGAACAAAACTGATATACTGAACGTGGATCAAATCAGAACAGCAGTTCCATGAGCATTTTCTGACTGAATCATCTGCGTTCGCAGAAGAAAGTCAGGAGGTTTTCTCATGGAATTTTTTTATTGCTATGGATATGGGCGGCTGTCCCGGGAGGACGGCGGCAAGTTGGAGAGTGACAGCATCAAAAACCAGCGCGACCTGATCCACGACTACGTGGCCAAGCACCCGGAGCTCAAGCTGGTGATGGAGGGCTACGATGACGGCTATACCGGAACGAATTTTGACCGTCCCCATTTCCAGGAGATGATGGCCGCCATCGAGGCGGGCAAGGTCAACTGCGTGATTGTCAAAGACCTCTCGCGCTTTGGCCGCAACCATATCGACGGCGGCCGGTACATTGCGAAGCTGTTCCCCTCTCTGGGCGTGCGGTTCATCGCTATCAACGACAGCTATGACACCGCTCACCTGGACAGTGCCAGCAGCTTCATCATGCCGGTGAAAAACCTGTTCAACGATTCCTTCTGCCGGGACACCTCGGAGAAGATCCGCAGCCATCTGGACGTGAAGCGGCGCAACGGGGACTTTATTGGCTCCTTCGCCCCCTTTGGATACGCCAAGGATGCGGACGACAAAAACCGGCTTGTCATCGACCCGGACGCCGCCCAGGTGGTGCGGGAGATCTTCGCCCGGCGCATTGCCGGACAGAGCTGTAAGGCCATTGCGGATGAGCTCAACTCCATGGGGGTGCTCTCCCCCATGGAGTACAAGCGGGCCAGGGGCATGAACTACAAATCCGGCTACAGTGTCCACGGCAAGGCCCTGTGGGCCGCCGTTACCGTGCGCCGGATTTTGCGCAACGAGCTCTACCTGGGGGTGCTGGAGCAGGGTAAGCGCACCACCCCCAATTACAAGGTTAAAACCGTGGTGGAGCGTCCGCCAGAGGACTGGATGCGGGTGGAAAACTCCCACGAGGCCATTGTAAGCCGAGAGGATTTCGAGCTGGCCGCCCGGCTGATGGATCGGGACACCCGCATGGCCCCAGGGGCCAGGGCTGTCTATCCCCTGGCAGGGCTGGTGTGCTGCGGAGACTGCATGGGCCCGATGGCCCGCAAAACCAGCACCTACGGCAAAAAGACCTACGCCTACTATATCTGCGCCGCACACCGGGAAAACAAATCTGTATGCTCTCCCCACAGTGTCAGCGAGACAAAACTGGAGGCCGCCGTGCTGGAGGGGATTAACCTCCATATTCAGACGGTGGTGGAGTTGAGCCGGGCGCTGGAGGCCGCTAACCGCCGCCCCATGCGTCAGGTAAAGGCGGGCCAGATGGAAAGCCGGCTGAACATCCTGCGGGGTGAGCTGGCAAAAAAGCAGGCAACCCGGGATTCCCTGTACCGGCGCTACGCAGCCGGGGAGATCACAAGGGAGGATTTCTACGAGTTCAAGCGCATTTTCACCCAGGACTGTGAGGACGTGGAGCGGGCTGTGGAGGCCCACCAGCGCCAGATGGATGAATTGCTGGCCAATACAGCCCCGGACAGCCCGTGGATCGAGCATTTCCGGCGGTTTGGGCACCTGGACGGTCTGACCCGGGACAATGTGGTGCGGCTGGTGGACCGGGTACTGGTGTACGAGGGCGGTCGGGCCGAAATCGTGTTCCGCTATCAAGAGCAGTTCGAGCAGGCCATGGCCGTGGTGCAGGCATCCTTCCGGGAGGCGGTGTGACCATGGCGCGCAAGAGCAGAAAAGAAACCATCCGGGCTGCCAACGCAGGGCGACCTCTCGAGACTCCAACTCCCCGGCCTGCCCGCCCGGTGGAGGAACCGATTTATCAGACTGTTGGCTACGCCCGCCTGTCCGTGGCGGAGACACGTGATCGCAGGGATGGCGAGGCGCTGCAAAATCAGAAGGCCCTTCTCCGGGACTTCATCCAGAGCAGGGCTGATCTGCAACTGGTGCAGCTTTGTGAGGATAACGGCGAGACCGGCACCAATTTCCAACGGGCAGGCTTTGAGCGCATGATGGAGCTGATCCGCGCAGGTAAAGCCAACTGTATTGTGGTCAAGGATCTCTCACGGTTTGGCCGGGATCACATTGAGGCGGGCAATTACCTGGAAAACGTATTCCCCTATATCGGTGTGCGGTTTATTTCCATTGGGGACGGCTATGACAGCGAAGACGCCACCACGGCGGATCGGCTGATGGTGGCGCTGAAAAACCTGGGAAATCAGATCTACTCCATGGACATCTCCCGAAAATCCGGTTCCGTTCTCCGGGAAAAAATCAGCCGGGGCGAGTTCATCGGCGCTTATGCCGCCTACGGCTATATCAAAGACCCGGCGGACCGCCACCACATTGTTATCGACCCAGAGGCGGCCCGAGTGGTGCGGGAAATCTACCGGCGGAAACTGGAGGGGGCCGGCGACCTGTCCATCGTGCGCTGGCTCAACGAGAGCGGAATCCCGTCGCCCTGCTGCTACCGGCACCAGATGGGCATTTTGGTGGACAAGCGGTTTGAAGCGCTCAGGCCTTGGACGGCGACCACCGTAAAGAGCATTTTGCGGTGCCAGGTCTATACCGGCGATTTGGTACAAGGCCGGCGGCGCTCGGAGTTTTACGCCGGGAAAGCGGACCGTGTGCTGCCTAAGGAGGAGTGGACCGTAGTAAAAAATACCCATGAACCCATTGTCAGCCGTGAGGATTTTGAAGCGGTGCAGGCCATCCAGAATGGTGTCCGGGAGCGGTACCACGCCCGCCTGGGAAAATACGACTATCTGGGCAAGAGCGAAAATATCCTGCGGGGGCTGGTGTTCTGCGGCGACTGCGGGAAGCCCATGGTGCGCTACAAGCAGGTGTCCCACGGGAAATCCGTTTCCTACCACTATATGTGCCCCAACTATGCCGCGCTGCTGGACAAGAGCGGATGCAGCTATAAATTTCTGCGGGAGGAAGTCCTGATGGGCACGCTGACTGAGGTTATTGCGGCGGAGATCCGTCAGACGGTGGACGCCGCGGCGCTGGCTGAACGGCTCTCCGCAGCAAACCAAGGACAGGCGGAGAACCTGACAACGGAGCTGAAGCGGCTGAACGGCGAACTGTGCCGGGCGGAGGCCGCAAAAAAGGCGGCGATGGAGGACTATCTCGGCGGCCTGCTCACCTCAGAGGAGTACGAACGGCTGAAGGGAGCCTGTGCCGGGGAGACAGAGCGGCTGAAGGAGCTGATATCTGTCCGACGTGCGGAACAAAAAAGGCAGGCCGAGACCCTGGGCCGGGACAACCCCTGGCTGAAGGCGTTCGGCGGCCTGGACATCGGCGGGGGGCTGACCTCCGGCCTGGCCCACAGCCTAATCCGGCGGGTTACAATTCATGAAAATGACCGAATTGATGTGGAGCTCCGCTACCGGGATGAGAAGGAACAACTGCTCACAACGGCAGATGCCGGGGAGGTGGTGGCATGACGGTTGCCAAATACATCAGGCTGTCCTCGGCGGATGAGGATGCCAGATATGGCGAAAAGGCGGAAAGCGGCAGCGTCACCCACCAGCGGATGCTGCTGGATCGGTACATTGCCGAGCACACCGAATTTGAGGACTGCACCGTCCTGGAATTTCTGGATGACGGGCGAAGCGGAACGAATTTTGACCGCCCTGGGGTACAAGCCCTGCTGAACGCCGCCAAACACCGGCAGATCGACTGCATCCTGGTTAAGGATTTCACCCGGTTTGGGCGCAATTCCCTGGAGGTGGACAACTATATTGAGCAGGTTTTCCCGTTTTTTGGCATCCGCTTCATCTCGGTGAACGACGGCTATGACAGCAGGGACTATCCCTATGGATCCGCCGGCGATTTGGGCAACGGCATCCGCACGCTGATGGGTGAGATGTACAGCTTGGACCTCTCCCAGAAATCCAAGGCCGCGAAGCGGCAGTACGCCCAACGCGGCCAGATCATCACCCCGTATCCCATCTACGGCTATGTGAAGCCGCCGGAGGATAAGCGCACCTGGGTGCCCGATCCTGATGCGGCCCCGGTGGTGAAGCGGGTCTTTGAATGTTTTCTGAATGGCCTGACAGCCACGGAGATCGCCGGGGAGCTGAACCTCCAAGGCGTGCCTTCCCCCTCCCAGCACAAGCGTGACCAGGGCTCCACCCGGCAGCTCTGGAACTCGGAACGGATGCGGAACGAGTGGAGCCGGAGTTCTGTTGATCGCATTCTCCGGGACGAACGGTATACGGGAAAGCTCATCAGTCTGAAACGCACCCGGACAGAGGTAGGCAATTATAATTCCGCGAAGCCCGTACTAAAAGAGGACTGGGTGGTGGTTCCTGATTCGTTTGAGGCAATCATCCCGCAGGAAATCTTTGAGCAAGTGGCCGAAAGGCTCCAGAAGCACGCCCGGAAGCGAGCCGTTTCCACGCTTGATGAAAGCAGAATTTTTGTACGCAAGCTGAAATGTGCGGGCTGCGGCCTTACTCTTGACCGCCGGAAACTTGCGGCGGGCTGGCATTATATGTGCGGCGGTCGGGCTTGGGAGAAAACCGAGGACTGCGCGAGCATCAGGCTTTCCGAGAAACAGTTGATCCGGGCTGTGCTGGAGTCCATCCATATGCAGGCCAAGCTGGCCCGGGACGTTGAGAGTGAGTTGAACCGCCGGGAGGCCCCGCGCCGCAGGGCGCAAGACACCGAGCAAAAGCGCCGCCGTGACATACAAACCAGGCTGGAGCGGCTGACGGGGCAGAAAAAAGAGACGTTTCTCCGCTATGACCGGGGAGAACTGTCCCGGGCTGAGTTCGACGCGCAATGCCGTCTGCTTGCCCAAAAAACGGCGGAGTGCAAAGAGGCACTTTCCGATGGCAGTCAGGGTACCAACCCCGCGCAGGTCGCGCATACGCTGCTTTGCCGGGCGCATATCAGGGAACTGAAGGAACTGGAGCAGATTGACACCCTTGACCGCGAAACGGTTGACAAGCTGATCCGCAGTATCAAAGTGTACGCTGGGAATCGGATTGAGATTGTTTGGAACTTCGGTGATATTTTGGCGGATTTTTAAGTGCGCGCCTGTTGATAGATGGGCACCGAAAAAAGTCGAAATATTTTTTGGTTTTTGCTTGACACTTTCTGACGACGGTTACACCGGGACGAATTTCAACCGTCCCGGCTTTCAGGAGATGTTGGAGGACATTGAGGCGGGATATGTGACCACCGTGATCGTAAAGGATATGTCCCGGCTGGGCCGTAACTATTTGCAGGTTGGCTACTACACCGATACCTATTTTCCAGACCACAATGTTCACTTCATCGCCGTGAACGATGGCGTGGACAGCGAGCTGGGGGACGATGATTTCTCGCCCTTCCGCAACATCATGAACGAGTGGTATGCCAAGGACATCAGCCGCAAGGTACGCAGTTCCAAGAAGATGCGCGGCAATGCTGGCGACCCCATGTGTCCGCCGCCCTACGGCTACAAGAAGGACCCGGATG